CGAAGATTTAAATAACATTCTTAGAAATGCCATACCTTTTGGTGAATTATCCAAATTTATTAAATTTGTTGTTGATTTTGCAAAAATAATACAAGGTATTGTGAGTATGCTAATAGTACTTTTAAAAACTTTAAGTACTATAGTTAAAACTATTACTACTATTTTAAAAGTATTTAGAGTTATTATTAAAGTAATAAAAGCTGTTGCTATGGCTTTACCTACTATGTTTCTTACTGCAGGGATTGTGCAACAACTTACCGATAAAATTGATCAAGCTGAAGAGGCATTAGGACTTGCTATTACTTTTTTAGAAAAAATTAGTAAGTTTTTAGATAGAGTTGCTAGAAATTTAGGAATACTTAAAAATAGTCTACAAGTATTAATTGTAGAAGGATCTGCTTTAGCAGCTAAATTAGGTAGTTGTGGGGCTTTAAAAGGTAATGGTCAAGGTGCTGGAATGGAAGCTATGGTTAATAATTTAAGAGCAAGTCTTAGAGATTTAACTGGAGCCCTACCCGGTGAAAATTATTATGATGATCCTAATTCCCCAGGAAGGGGATTATCTGCAGATCAACTCCCTGATGGTGTAAATTCATTTGTTAGATTACCTAATGGTGAAATAATGTTTTTAAATGATTCTATTATAGGATTTGATGAAAATGGAAATTTAATTTTCTTTGGAGATTTAACTTCATTATCAACAGGGGTTAATTTTAATGATACTTTAGGTCAAAGTTTTAGAAATAGAAATCTATCATTTTATACATTTGATAAATTTAGAAATTCTCAAGCGAGTATGTTAGATGAAGCTGATAGGCTTGCTGCTGAAAGAAAAACTATAATACAAGAAGTAGATCCTAGTGATAGATTTGGTAATTTTGCAGAAAAATATTTAGGATATACTATTAAAATTCAAGAAGAAATAGAATCAAACTCAAATGCACAAAAAGCATCTCGAAGAAGAGGTATTGCTTTAGATAGTCTTGAAAAAATAGCTGTATCTACTGAATTAACATTTTCAGACAATTTATCTGGTATAGTTAATGAAGTTAAATTTTTATTAAAAAGAGATATTGACGCTGGAGTTTTAGGAGTAAACACTTCAGATCCACAACCTAATGAAATTTCTGATACTGATGCACTTAATTTAGCTAAAACAACGGGGGCAAATCCAATTGCTGTAAGTAATATTGAAGCTGAAAATAATAATACAACGGCAGCTTCATTACCCACTACTACTAATAGAAATGATGGTATAGATACTCCTGATGGCTTTTCAGCTCAGATTCGCCCAGATGGTAGTTCACCTCGCAAACCACTAAATGTAAAAAATGTTGCCGAAACTGGAATACAAGACTTTATAAAAGAATCTCCATCATTAAGTAGTTTAGCTTCTAATTTAGGTACAATTAATAAGGCAACTCCATCACAACTTTCAAATATCCTAAAAGAACCAGGAATTGAAAACTTAACAGAAGAAGAACTTCTTCAAAAATTAAAAGGTGAAATTTTAAGTACTGTAGATCCAAATCCTGAAAAAGTAGATGAAGTAAAAGAAAAAACTAAACAATGGTATGAAGGTCTTAGAGGTAAAGCTAGAGCTGATTTTGATAGATTAAAACTTTCAGCTCGTATTCCTCCTTTAATAGGTGGAAAAATATTTCCTTCTTCTGAATCTTATGAATTTGAACCTTATATTTCTAAAATAGAATTAAAAGAAATTCCAAAATGGGTAAAACTACTTTTAAGAAGTGGGTATACTCAACTTGAGGTAGATGCTGGATTAGGTGGAGAAGGAATTAAAGAAAAATATGAAATTAAAACATTACCAAACGGTAAAATTGAAGTCCAAAAGAAACTCGCATTTAAAGAGGGTAACTTTTAAAAAATATGTTAAATAAATATTTATAATCATGAAAATAGAAGCTTTTAGAAAAATCATTCGAGAAGAGGTAAGAGACGTAATTAAGGAAGAACTTTCTTTAATTATGAGTACTCCTATTACCGAAACTAAAATAATTCAGAAGCCGGTTGTAGAACAAAAAACACCAAGAAAATCACTATCTGAATTAACAGAGACAGTACAACCTACTACTCCACAACAACCCCCACAACCAACTCAACCTTTATTTGAAGGAGCAGGTGCTATATCTGATATCCTAAATCAAACACATGTTGAAGGTGGATGGAGAGATATGAATGGAGGAACTATGACAGCACAAAACGCTGTTGGTTTCCAAGGCGGAATGCCTGGAGGTGAAACTAAAACAGTTAATTCTGTAGATGAAATGGTAGCCTCACAACCTAAAACATCAGATATAAATCAAGTATCAATTGATGCTGTTCCTGATTTTTCTGGATTAATGGGTAAAATGAAACAAGACGGTAAAATATAATGGCATATATAACACGTAACGTTGATATTTTAGACTTGCAACCTAGTGTAGGAGTAGGTATTAGTATTCCTTTTAATGGAGCTACTGGTATTAATACAACTTATACTACTCAAGATGCAATTAAATCTAATTTACTTAATTTTCTTTTAACAGGTAAACGAGAAAGAATAATGAATCCTGGGTTTGGATCAGGGTTACGAGATGTAATTTTTAACCCTTTAACTGAAAATTTAGTAGAAGAGGTTGAAAACTTAATTATAAATGGAATTGATACATTTTTTCCAAACGTTATTGTAAATAATTTAACTGTACAATTAGAACAACAAAGTAATACTACTATAATAGCTTTAAATTATTCTTTAGCTAATACTAATATTGAAGATGAACTTCAAATAAATATAAACAATGGCGGAGTCTAAAAAAATACAATATTTAAATAAAGATTTTGACGGGTTTAAACAGAAACTTTTAGAGTTTGCTGAAATATATTACCCTAATACTTATAATGACTTTTCAGAAAATTCTGCAGGGTTAATGTTAGTTGAAATGGCATCCTATGTAGGTGATGTTTTATCTTTTTATGCTGATAATCAAGTACAAGAAAATTTTATAGAGTATTCAAAACAAAGAAATAATTTATTATCTCTAGCTTACAATCATGGATACTTTCCTCAAGTTACTAATGCATCAACTTGTAATGTAGAAGTATTTCAATTATTACCTGCCACTATAGCGGGAGGTTCTATTGAACCTGATTTTAACTATTCAATGATTATAGATGAGGGTGCACAATTACAAGCTGGTAATAGTAGTGGATTTTTTTACATCGAAGATAAAATAGACTTTTCAGTATCAAGTAGTGCAGACCCAACAGATATATCTGTTTATTCAATAGGATCAGATAATAATCCTAATTTTTATTTATTAAAGAAAACAAGAAGAGTAGCATCTGGAGAAATTAAAACAACTACTTTTGATTTTAATGCTCCCGAAAAATTTCCTACTATACAAATAGGAGATACTAATATAATTAAAGTTATTAATGTAACTGATAGTGATGGTGTAAGATATACAGAAGTACCCTATTTAGCACAAGAAACTGTATTTGATCCTCAAGCTAATATAGCAGCTAATGATCCAAACTTTGTTCAATATAACGATACTACTCCTTATTTATTAAAAATTAAAAAAGTTCCTTATAGATTTACATCAAGATTTCAATCTAATAATACTTTACAATTGCAATTTGGTTCTGGAATTTCATCTAACCCAGATGAAGTAATTTTACCTAATCCGGATAATGTAGGTTTAGGATTACCTTACGGGGTAGATAAATTAACTACAGCCTTTGATCCATCTAACTTTTTATACTCTAAAACTTATGGAGTTGCTCCTTCTAATACAACCCTAACTATTAATTATTTAGTTGGTGGTGGAGCTGTATCTAATGCCCCTGCTAATAGTATTACTAGTTTACAAACAGGTACTATTACTTTTTTTGGAGCTTCTTTAGATAACACTTTAGAATCTACAGTTAGGGATTCTTTAGCATTCAACAACCCAGAACCTGCAATAGGAGGAGGTGATGGTGATACTAATGAAGATATTAGACAAAATGCTATAGCACAATATCCTACTCAATTAAGAACAGTTACAAAAGAAGATTATATAATTCGTTCTTTATCTTTACCTCCTGAATATGGAGTTATATATAAAGCATATGTAACTCAGGAAAATTTATCTGTAGGAATTAAACTTCCTGTATATGATGATCAAAATGATAATGCTTTATGTTTACATATCTTATCTAAAGATGAAAATGGAAATTTAAATTTTGCAGATCCTGCTTTAAAACAAAATTTAAAAACTTATTTAGCAGAATACCGAATGTTAACAGATGCTGTTACCATTAAAGATACTTTTATAATTAATATTGGAGTTAACTATGATGTAATATTACTTCCTAATTTTAATAATAGACTAGTACTAAATAATATAAATACAGCTTTAACAAATTATTTTAATACTGATAATGCTCAAATTAACCAACCTATATTAATTAATAATGTTCGTAATGTTATTGATGTTATAGAAGGTGTTCAAACTGTTAAAAAATTAGAAATAGTAAATAAAGTAGGAGAAAATAGTAATTATTCAAAATATGCTTATGATATCAATGGGGCAACTATAAATGGTGTGCTTTATCCTTCATTAGATCCTTCAATTTTTGAAGTAAAATTCCCCGAACTTGATATTCAAGGAAAAGTAGTAACAAACTAATAACATGGCAGTATATAAAATATTTCCCGAAAAAGATACTTTTATTTTATCTAAATATCCTTCACAAAATACAGGACGAGATGAAATATTAGATATTTCTAATTATAATGGAATTAATCAATTATCATCAGCTACAGGTGATTTACCTGCTGTAACTCGAGCATTAATTCAATTCAATTCAACGGATATAAACGATGTTGTTTCAAATAAAATAAGTGGTTCGACTTTCCAAAGTAACTTAAGATTATACCTAGCAAACGCTGAAAACGCGCCATTAAATTATACCCTAGAATCATACCCTGTATCAGGAGCATGGGATATGGGAACTGGTAGAGTAAGCGATGTACCTAAAACAACCGATGGGTGTTCATGGGGTTGGAGAGGAACTTCTGGTTCAAATGCTTGGGTTACTGGTGGTGGTGATTTTTATTTAAACCAAGCTTCATCCTCACAAGATTTTACTTATACTAGTGATAAAGATATCTCAATGGATGTTACAGATATAGTACAGTTATGGAATGCAGCTAGTTTTTCTAATGATGGGTTTATAGTTAAACACAGTGCTAGCATAGAATTTTCTAGCTCATTTGTTGAAACAAATTATTTTTCTGTAGATACTCATACAATATATCCCCCTACTTTAGAATTTAAATGGGATGATTCAGATTATACATCTTCTTTACCTTTAGTAACAGGTAGTGATTTTATATTATCATTTACAAATAATAAACAACAATTTGAAGATAGTGGAATTTATAACTTTAAATTAAGAGCAAGAGATACTTATCCTGCTAGGGCTTTTCAAACAAGTTCTGTATATTTAAATGCTAAAATACTACCTACCTCTTCATATTGGGGTCTAAAAGATATTAAAACAAACGAAATGGTAGTTGATTTTGATACTTCATATACTAAAATAAGTGCTAATAACGATGGTAATTATTTTACTGTTTATATGGATGGGTTAGAACCTGAAAGATACTATCAGTTATTAGTTAAAACTGTAATTGATGGAGAAACATTAGTTATTGAAGATGAAGGTAATTACTTTAAAATAGTTAGATAATGGCAACAGAAGAAGTAAAATTTTCAAAAGAAGTTTTTGGTAAAATTACTTACCCTAAAATAGTAAACACAGAATTTTCAGAACTAGTAGTAGTTGAAGAAACACCACTAGCTATTCCTGATCAAATGACTGTAGCCGAATTTTTTGCTGAGTATGATAGACTATTTTTTGAAATACCTAGAAATGGAGCTAATGGATCACATGAAGAATTAGTTACTCGAAGTTCATCTTATATAGGTGTATCAGGTCAGGCGGATGAAATTCAATCTTTACTTGATGAAATAAACGATTTAAGAATACAATTACTCTCAGCACAACAAGAGATAGTTAACTTATCTACTGCAGTATAATGGAAGAAATAAATGTAATTACTACAGGTTCAGAAAGTTTTATTAATCAAAACTATATACCTAAGGATAAGAATTTACTTAATTCTTCATCTTTAATTAGGGATTATGGAGCCCCTCAAGATGTAATTGAGCTTCATGTTTTTGATGAATCTGGATTACTTTTAACTTCTTCTTATAATTTCCAAAATTTTCAAACCCAAACAACCTCAGAAAGTAGTAGCTTATTTAACCAAATTTATGTTGATCCAGAAATTGATGTACAAAGTTTAGGGTATGAAGCCGGTACTTTTAATTTAACTTATTATCCTTATAGAAATTTATTTTTAAGTAATTCTGATAGGAGATTTTTTATAAAAGAGATATCTGAAGATAGAACTGAAATTAGAATAGTAACTAATGATTTATCTTATGAAGCTTTAAGTACTTCATATTTTAACTATATTAATTCAAAAACCAATAAAAGTTTTTATTCTGATTTTCTTGTAAATTTTGGTGATAATCAAACTTTTTTAGGTGTTAATACTTTATTAGATACATCTTTAACTACAGAACCAAGTGTTTATATAAAATTATATGAACCTTTACCTATAGAATATACAGAAAAAGACACTTTATGGGTAACAGAACAAGTTTCTGATCCCTTTTCTTTTAATGTTGATATAAAAATTTTACCTGAAGAAGAAGAAGAAGAGTTTGAACTACTTAGAGGTCCTAATACAAATGTTGATTTAAATTTACAAACTAATGTTTCAACTAAGTATTTAAATCTTAATGAAATATTAGATACAAATGTAACTTCATCATTACAACAGATAAAATCTATATTAGAAGATAAAGATGTTAGTATTAATATTGATTACAATTCTTATAATAATTTTGTACACTTCTCCTCAGCCTATAATAGATTAGAAAATTTTAAAGCAAAGTTAACATTAATTGAAAATTATCAGAATGATTTAAATCAATTAAAATCTTTAAATCCGTTAACTGATAATTCTTATATATCTTCATCAAAATCAACTTTACAACAAAACGTTGATAATTTAATAGAAAAATTTGATGGATATGAGTATTTTTTATACTTTAATTCTGGTTCAAAATCTTGGCCTAAATCAGGTTCTAACATAGCTCCTTTTACTAATTTCCCTGTTAATTCAGAATCTTCTTCTGTATGGTATGGATCTTTAGATGATGAAAATGAATATTATGGAGGTCAAATTTTAAGTGCCTCTACATATGATAATGATAATAGAGATTATATTTGGAATGGTCTTCCTGCTTATATAAAAGAAGATCCACAAAATCAAAATTTAGATTTTCTAGTATCAATGATGGGTCAACATTTTGATACTTTATGGACTTATACTAGAGCTATAGGAGACATAAAAAATAGTGATAATAGAATTGATTACGGTATATCAAAAGATTTAGTTGGAGATGCTTTACGTTCCTTAGGAATTAAATTATATACTTCTAATAGAACTAATGAAGATCTATTTACTGACCTATTAGGTTTAACCCCTTCAGGTTCAGCTACACCTTCAACAGGTACTCAAAGAGTAGAAACCTATATATCTGCTTCTAATGATGCTAATACTTCAGATACTTTAAATAAAGAAGTATACAAACGTATTTATAATAATTTACCTTACTTATTAAAAACAAGAGGTACTAAACAAGGATTAAGAGCATTACTTAATTGTTTTGGTATTCCTGAAACAATATTAAAAGTAAATGAATTTGGAGGAGATCAGAAAAATATCCCTACAGTTAACCAAGTAGTAGATAAGTTTGCTTATGGGCTTGAAACTAGACAATCCTCTAGTATTCAAATCCCATGGTTGCCTTTTATTACTAACTTTTCAGATGAGTGGAATGCTATTGATATAGATTGGAACGTAATTGAAGGTACATGGAATGGACCAAAAGCTGCAAGTTCCACACCTGATACTGTAGAATTTAGATTTAAAACAAATGGTTTACCATCTGCTTCTTATTATAGTCAATCATTGTTCCAAGTAAATCAAGATGAAAATACACAATTTGGAGTACAATTATATTACCCATCAGCATCTAATGCTTCTTATGATAGTCCTATATTAAATGATATTAATTCTGTTAATGGAGAATTAAGATTTTTCTTATCTGGTTCACAAGGGTATGCTAAAACACAACCTATTACAATGCCCTTCTTCTCTGGTAGTTGGTGGACATTAAAATTAAATAGAGAAACTGGTAGTGTATTTTTATATGATAGTGGTTCTGCACAAACTTATACCTTAACTGTAAAAAGTACAGATTATGATGGTAAAGATGGAACATTTATAAAATATCAAGCTTCACAAAGTTTAAATATTAGTGGATCCGAATCTGCCTCTTATAATGGATCATGGAATAATTTCTCATTTGTTTCTAATAATGCAGCACTTGCAGGTCATGTAGGAGGTACAGGAAGTAATAATATTTTAGCTCCAAATGGAGTAGTATTTGATGGTTCTTTCCAAGAAATTAGAATGTGGTCAACAATATTAAGTCAATCTGCTTTTGATCAACATGTATTAGATCCACGCTCAATTAGATCAAATAAAGTTACATCCTCATTATATGACTTAGTTTATAGATTACCTTTAGGAAATGATTTACAAATATCAGGATCAGATGGAAATAATATTGTAACTTCGGTTCACCCTTCTATTACAGGTTCGTTTGTTCCTACTGCTTCCTTTTTCTTAGGAACTGGTTCAACTACTGTTTCTTATGGTATAATAACAAATTTTACAACAGAAAGCTATCAACCTACAGAATATTATTCTTTAATTCAATCCCCAAATTTAGGAGCATATAACCCTATAGATGATAAAATAAGAATTTACGATAATCCTGAAGCATCAGGTTCAACATTATCTCCTTATACTACTATTCAACAATATCCAAATGATAGATACACAATGGATGTTAATGACGTAGAAGTAGCAATTTCACCTCAGGACTCTATAAATAGAGATATTACAGAACAGTTAGGATACTTTAATATTGATGAATATATAGGCGATCCTAAATTAGCAGCTTCATCTTCATATAGTGGATTAGAGGCTGTTAAACAATTTTACTTTAACAAATATTACAGAAAACAAAACGTTTTTGATGTAGTAAAATTATTATCATATTTTGATAGTTCTTTATTTAAAATGGTAGAGGATTTTGTTCCTGCAACCGCTGAACTATCTACTGGGTTTTTAATTAAACAGAATCTACTTGAAAGAAATAAAACAATAAGATTTGAACCTTCTTTTACATATATAGATCATAGTGGGTCATTAGATATAGTTAGTGTTACAGGTTCTAATCCAATGAACCAAAAACTTAATACTGAATATACAGGTGAAATACTAATCCCCTCAAGTTCCGCAAACACAATTACAGCATCAGGTGTAATTTATAATTTTACAGATAATAGAGAACCATTTACAGGTGAGTATAGTGGTAGTGAATTAACCGTTTATTCTCAACCTACTTCTAGTGTTATTACAGAAAAAAGTTTTTTTAGAACTCAAGGAGATAATGATACTGCTGTATCTTACTCTGCCGTACCCTTTAATCCTGAATTAAATAATGTAATTGAAGCTAGAAAATCAACTAAATATATGGATGTTGATTATTCTTCAGATATAGTTACACCTGTTAATATAGGATATATTACTAGTAGATCTTTTGGCAATATAACAGAAGATAATAGCCAATTTTTAGATGCTCCTATTCAAGATAGTAATTATACTTTATTACGTAATGTAAATCCACGTTATTTAGGTAGTAAAACAATATCTCAAAAATATAATGATTATACTATAGGAGATAATTCATATGGACAAACTGCTGCAATTGATTTAAATTCACTTAAATTTGCTTACTTCTCAGAAATTGTAGAAACAGGCTCGGCATTTCCAGATAGATCAAATGTTTATATTAAATATTTAATTGATGGTAGATCTAATGTTATAGAATTAACTCGAGGTAACAAAACTATATTTGAAGTTCAAAATATATTTAATCAGAAAAAAGAAATAGATATATCACTTGATAATAACCAAGAATTTTCAGATCAAAAATATTTAGATGGCCTAAAATCAGTATATGCTGGTGGTTTTAGATATCTTCCTATGTTACAAAACCCAACAGGTAGTAGTACATTACAATATAGTTTTACTACTAATTCAATAGAAAATTTAAGTCAAAATGATTTTCAACCCATTACTGATAGTTTAAATGGTAATTTTATTCAAATAGGTAATCTTTCTACAGATACTATTTCTGTTATAAGTGGAAGTAATTTAGTTTCTGTAGCGGGTATCCCCTCAATAAAATTAACTAGAAATACTCCTGTAAATAGAGACTCTATTTGGTGGGACAATGATTTAGTAGTTAACCTTCAAGGTGAATTTGAGTTACAAGTTAGAATTCCTAAGAATCCTTCTGCACCTATAAATGATATTACATGGAATCCTTTTAATGGAACTTTACCTTTAATATCATCATCTACTGATTTAGGAGATTTTGCTTTATTAAACGCAACATATCCTTTAAATAATTCTGTAACATTACCTAAAAATACAGACAATATAAATGCCCAACTAGAATATTCTCCTTCAGCATTAGGAGGAATATTTAAAACAGACTTTGGTAGTCCCGAAATTGGAAGTGCTTCTTTATCTATAATTAACTCTTCAGTTCAATATCAAACTCCACAATACACTTATTATTTACCTTCAGATCCTGTAGTAAGTATAACTTCGAGTGTTTCAGATGGTGGAGATGCAAATAATAGTAATGCTTTCTTTTTAAGAAATAATACAGGTTCATTTAATATATTAACTGCATCTGTTTCTATGTCTTATTGGTATGGTAATTTTATACAAACTTCTTCTATATATGAAAGTGGATCAGATTCATTTGGAATAATAGATGAAGAATTCTCTATTAATGAAGGAGATATATTTAAATTTGCTGATACTAAAGCGGGTGAAGCAGGATCAGGAAGTGCTATATTCCCACGTTCATTTGAAAGACAAGTAAAACGTGTAAATACTGTACTTAGAGATGAAGTAACTAATACAAGAAGAGTTACTATAGAATTTGATAAAGATATTCCTGCTAGAGCCTGTGAAGATTTTTCAACACCTGCTAATGCCGCTGATGCACGTGCAATTAAAAGATTTATCATATTGAAAAAAACACCAGATGAAACTAACATTGTGTTAGATTTTCCAAAACAAGATGGAAAAACTTCATCGGGTATTGTTTTACCTGCAGATATCCCTCAAACATTACAGGATAGAGCGGGTAACATTGTAAAAGAACTTAAATCACAAAATTTAATATCATAAAAAAACAAATTATATTATATTTATATACAACAAGAATAAACCATGGGATATTTAAATAACATTTCAGTTACAGTTGATGCCATCCTGACTAAAAAAGGACGCGAGTTACTAGCTCGAAACGATGGATCATTTAGAATTACACAATTTTCTTTGGCAGATGATGAAATTGATTATACATTGTATAACTCAAACCATCCATCTGGCTCTGCCTTTTATGGAGAAGCAATTGAAAACATGCCAATTATAGAAGCATTTCCTGATGAAACTCAAACAATGAAATATAAGTTGTTAACTCTACCTAGAGGAACAGCTAAACTTCCTGTTTTAGAATTAGGGTTCACTACTATTACTTTAAAACAAGGTGCTTCATTATCAATTACACCTCAAACATTAAATTATTTAGGTACAGATTCAACATTTGAAGCTAGTGGATATACAGCTACAATTGGAGATTCAAGAACATTATCTAATTTTGAAGGGGTAGGTGTAAATACAACAGATGCTCAACAATTAAATACAACCTCTACTATTGGTACTAATGTATCAAGAACCGTAATTGGTACAACAATTAATTTAACTGCTACAACTGTTAATACATTATTTGGAACCGCTGCTACTTTAAGTACAATCTTAACTGTAACAGGTAGGGATTCAGGAGCAAGACTTACAATTCCCGTTAACATAACAAAAATAACATCATAATATGAGCTTTATAAGTTTAAACTCCAGTGATTTTGTAGTTAGTGCAGACTCTATTACATCTACTTTATGGTCGGGTGATGCCCCAACATTAAATAAGTTTTTTACTTCATCTGCAACATCTTCATATAATTTTTATTTAGATGTTTTTCAAACAAGCTCTGTAAGACCTGATTCAGAAGTACAATTTTCTGTTGCTTATGGAGAAGTAGAAGGATCAGGATCTGCTCCTTTTAACAATTTAGTAACTGGAAGTTCTCCTTCTAAAGTAACTTATGGTCAATATCGTACTTTAGTAAATGGGGATGAAAATACAAATTTTAGTTTTGGAACTGGAAATACAGATTCAAGAGACATTTATGTATTAAATGTCAATAGAGCAAGATATAAAGAAAAATTATTTCCTGGTACATTTAATCTTGTTTTATCTGGTTCAGATGGAACCGAAACAACACGTTTACAACTAACAGATAACTCTAAAGATGTAACTACTTTAACTTTTACAGATGCTGGTAGAGTATTTGATATAGTTAGTGGTACTAATGGTAGTGCTGTAACAACTGCAGTTACCGGAGGGGTTGAAGCAGGATATACACCATCCGGATCTTATGGAAAATTTCTACCAGATGTAGGATTAATTTTAATTAATCCAAGAGCATTATCTCTTTCAGCTTCTTTAGGAGGAGTTGGATTACAAGTTAATAATGATTTAACAGATACTGCTTTAATTGCTAATAATAGCAAATTATACGAAAACATAAAACTAGCCCAAACATTCTCATTAAATTCAGAAGAAACAATCACCTCAGATTACATATTTGTGAGAGTAAGAAACAGTGATTTTAATTATTCTACTAACCCTTCTATGATTAGTGGTAGTGGAGAATTTGTAGATTCTAGTCTAATTAATAACCCACAAACCTTTATAACAACTGTAGGCTTATATAATGATGCTAATGAATTACTATCCGTAGCTAAATTATCTAAACCCTTAGTTAAAGATTTTACAAAAGAAGCTCTAGTAAGAGTAAAATTAGATTTTTAATGAATGAGTTTTACATACAAAAAACTAAAACCGTCTGATTTACAGTCAACACCGTATGTAGCTAATAAGTTATATGATATCCCATCCTCTTCTTACGATGATTTAGGGGTTAAACTTTATGTAGGAGAATATATTCCTATAGAAAATCTTGAGTTTGATCCTATTAATGATAATAAAGATATTGATGGTAATTATCGCAGATTAATTTTTGATTCTATAAGACATTTATATTATCAAAATTATATAACAGCTTCTTCCCTAGAAATTCCCTATCCAGAAAATACAAATCAATTCTGGCATTCATCTTCATACGATAATTTCTTACAAAATACATTAGCTTCAGGATCTTTTGATGCTACTATAAGGCAAATGCCATATTTTACGTCTAGTTTTTTTCAATATGATGAATCTGGTTCTGCTATATATGATGAATCAACTTATTTTTCTGAAAATAGTGCTAAAATAAGAGTAATAACAATCCCTCAAGATATTTTTGGAAATGGTATTCAACCTGATACATTTGAATTATCTGGTTCTACTTATTTAATTCGAGATGATGGATTAGGAAATTTATGGGATTATAGTGAACTAGATGATTATTATACTAGTGCAAGATACTCAGATCCAGAAGCCGAATATTTTGATTCGGGCTCTAAACATTATGTAGGAAACATATTTTATTCTCATGGTATAGCAGTAATAACAAATATTGATTATTTATGTTTTGCTTCTACTAACCCTGTAGCTCGAAATGATTATTTCAAAATTTTAAATACTCAACGAGTAAAAACCTTACCTATTTTAAGTAATGATTTTGATGATTGTTCTGGAATAGATACATCTTCAGTTAAAATAATTCCTGATCCAAATTATTCTTTCCCAGATACAACTATAAATCAATTTGGAGAATTAGTAATTACCCCTAATAAATCAGGATCTATTCCTGGTAGTTATCAAATAAATTATGCGGTAGACAATACTTTAGGTTTACCAAGTAATACCTCTTCTGTATTTTTAGAATTAACAACATTACCCCTATCTTCTAGTGTATCAAGTGTAACTGAATCCTGGTTTGGAAGTATTACATCAGCATCATTAACATTTTCTATTGATCAAGGTATTCCACCTTATAGCTATTCTTTAAATGTAGATGGTTTTTCTGATTATACCTCTTTAACTACATCATCTAATGATTTATTTCAACCCATAATATCAGCATCAATCCTTCCTACTAGATCTTTAATATTAAGTGTAAAAGATGCTCAAGAATCAATTTATACTCAATCAATAAACACATCTTTACCTTCTATAGATAGAAAGATTTATGCAAGTGCAGTATCTAGTAATGATACTAATGATGGTAGAATTATAGTAAGCGCAAGTGGTGCTCCAGGAGTAATATCTGCTTCATTATCATCATCATTTTCTCAATCTATAGAAACCCCACTTACATTTTCAGCATTAACAGAAGGAACATATTCTGTATTTTTTAAAGATAGTAATGGGTGTACAGATACTTCATCTATAGTTGTAGGTAAAATACAACCTGTAACTGCTAGTTATACTATTACAAATGATTTATGCTTTAGTGGGTCTGATGGGAGCTTTATCCAAAAAAGGAATGAACCTATTCAAGGTGGAAGGTTACCATTAACATGGAGTTGGTCAGGATCAACGGGATATACAACAAATTCAATTGATGCTCTTAATGCTTTTTCAGGTAGTTATACACTAGAAATATTTGATGCAGACGGAGCTACATCAAGTTTTAGTTTTGATTTATTATCACCATCTATACTAACTTATACGGCCTCCATTGATTATAGTAGTTCTTTAAGTAGTTCTATAGAAATTAAAAATTTAGTGGGAGGTACTCCACCTTATAATATTACAGCTTCGACATCTGATACTAATTACCTTTTAACTTCTTCTTTTGGGGGAAATATAAGTATAGAATTAGGCCCCGAAGGTTTAACTTCTGGATCAGCTAGCATTTTTATTGAAGATAATTCTAATTGTACCCTCGTTTCAGCTTCTATACTTAATTATTTTACATCAACATCAATATCTTCTTCCTTTATAGGTACAACTTCAAGTTTAGAATATTATTCTAGAACTTGGGAAATTAGTCAATCTTTTTGTGAAAATAGTACTGGTAGCAATACCCCAACTACTAGAAAACTTAATTTTTATCAAACTACGGGTTCTAACTGGGTAAAAGTATTAGTACGTTCAGGAAGTGAAACTCCTGTACAATTTGCTACTTCTGGTAGTGCAACAGGTAGTTATACATGGAATACAAACGATACATTATATATTGATGTTTCAACGGGGTCATCAAGTGCTTTTTCTTTAAGAAGAGAATTTAGTGGTTCAAGTGATATTAGTGGAAGTCCTGCTATTATAACTGGTAATGAAGTTAGTAATTCTGTTATTATAACTGGTAGTTTAAGAATGGATGATTATGCTTCTAACTTAGATACATCTTTAGCTTTTGGGTTAGGATATAAAACTCCAACTTTACATTTAACAGCATCAAAAGTAAATGCTGCAGTAGAAAATACCAATATTAATTTTAAATTTGACAATCAATTTCAACTTTCTAAAATTAGAGATAATTTTACAGGTAGTGCTGCTATTTTAGCTACTACAGGAAGTGATGGTAGTGGATCTAACTTTATAGCTCGTAATAATGAATTTACAGATATAATTTATGGTAATACTGGTAGTTTTATAGGGCCTAATTCTGATTTATTTAGAGCTAATTATTCTTTTGGAAATATTATAAATACAATATCTGGGTCTAATGTAGAATATACTAATGGGAAAATATTTAGTGGATCAATTTCTGCAAGTTATTTTGGTACAGAAAATGCTTATTATTTTACTCAACGTACAGATAAAGTTTGGTTATTAGCAGCTGATATAGATAATATAGGATTTTTAGAAGCTTATTCTTATACTAGTGCTAGTTTTTTTGATTCTGATCCTTTAAGTCCTAGAACTAACTTAGATCCTTATACTTATAAAGACTATACAATTTATGCTGGGTCACAACAAATGGTAAATGATCTCATGTATACTATGATTATACCTGAAGATGAAAATGCAAACATGCCATTACCTTCTGGTTTAGGAGGAGGAGAAATATTCTCTAGAAAATTAGAAAATATACAAGATGTTAATAGAATTTATTATTTATTTACATCACCTAATATATCCCCAGCATTTGCAAGTGGTTCTTATGCTGTAACTGTAATAAATCCTGGAGCTGGAAATAGATATTATATTGATAGTGTTTTACAACCAACCCTTACATTAAGAAGAGGAATACTTTCAACCTTAGGCCAATCATCAGGTACTACTAGTGGTCATCCTATAAGATTATCTACTACAGAAGATGGTACTCATAATGGGGGGACAGAATACACTGGATCTAACAACGGAGTAGTTTATTCTGGTACAGCGGGTACAGATGGGTTATTAACCATGACTTTACCGTCAGATGCCCCAGATACTTTATATTATTACTGTGTAAATCATAGTGGTATGGGTGGGCAAATTAATGTATTTGATAGTAGTTCAATTCAAGCTGATTTAGATAATAGATCAATAGCTTTAGGAAAATATTTTATAGATAACGTAATTTATGGCTAAGACAGGATATAAAATAATAGAAACTGTAGTCCAATCTTTTAATAATGGACAACCTTCTGGAAGTGTAGCTAGTGGTTCTACAAATTCTGTTGTGACTTTATCAACTTCTTCTTTATCTGCGTCTTTAGATGAAGAAACTTATTTTAATAGAAGTTTTAGCCCTATTGATTGTGTAGAAGATATTAATGAATGTAAACCCCCAGTATTAACAGGGATATATACTGGATCACAAAGAGGATATTTTAATTTAAATTATACTACCCAAGATTCAAATAATAGCCCTACTAAAATTTCAGCTTCAATAAGTCAAACCAATAATTTTAATTCATTTGAATTATTTACAGCATCTATAGGATCTTTAGTTCCTATTACTTCTTCATATGTAAGTGGTACTGTATTTTTTAGAGCTTTTACTTCTTGTAGTGGAATTAGTCCTGATAGATCTTTTAATTCTGATTTATTATCTTTTACTTATGATGAAATACCTCCTGAAGAAATTAAAGGAGACGTTAATATTCAATTTCTTAATAATTTATCTTCTCCAATGGAGATTCAAATAAGAAGTCAAAGAGGAAATAGTAATCATAAAATTTCAGCATTAAATACTTATAATTATACTTATAGTAACTCTAATCTTACAGGATCTTGGAACTCAGTTGGAAAATCACCTGATGTAAATGTAACTATAAAAGGTGGTGCAAAAAATACTTTTGGAAACTTTATTCAAAGAAGAACTATAGGTTTAGAAACACTTACTTATACTACTGGGTCTGGATTTAATAATCCTTTATTAAATGTTGATAGTAGTGATACCTTCCCCCCAGATACTGGAATTAATTTTACTATAAGACAATTAGATTTTCCACCTACAGGAGAGTCTACTACAACTACTTTTTCATTATTACAAGTTTCTCCTATAGCTACAGGATCCTCAAATATAATGGATGGAACTATAACCCCTACTATTAGGTTTGGTTCTACTCCTTTAATTTCACAAGATGCGGCTTGTTCTGATAGTAAAGTAAACCCTACAGAAATAACTTATTTTCAACTAGGAAGTTATCTTTATACTAATAGAGAAGACGCTGAATCAAAAACACGTCCTACATTTCCCTTTAATACTAATTATATATTAATTACTCCTAACACTTATTTAGTAGTTAATAAAAATGGATTTATACAAAAATTAGAAACATGTATTCTACCTTCTTTAGATATATTTACACAAGATGGTTCTTTTACTACACAAGAAGAAGCATGTAAAAGAGTTAAATTTATAGGTGGATCTCAAACTATTTTTTATAAAGATAACCAATTAAGAGGAGATGGAAGAAATTTATCTGGTAGATTTCCAATCAATAATAATTCACAAGGTGGTACTAATGTTATTTTAAGTGCAGGAAATATAGTAGGATTTGAAACTTGTGGAACAGAATTAGAAACAACCCAATTAAGTATATATGGTTACCCAAGTTCATCTTACCCATTTGACACTCCAGAATTAATTAACCCTGAAACTCTAGCAGTAGCATGTGGAGATGATACTTTTAGTACGTATTATCAGGGTGGTGATGGGTCTATTTATTATGATTTTGATGGGCCTTTAGCTTATAATACTGTAGGAGATGGAGGATATTATTATAAAAATGAATCTGATGAGTTTTTACTCTTATCAGATGGTTTAATTTTATCATCATCAACTCCTTGTTAAAATATAAATTATGGCACACCAAGCACAAGTAGGACCTAATAAAATATCTTTCAGAAACGAATATCGTGTTTTTGAAAAAGAAATTATTTGTAAAATTTCAGATAATGAATTTAATGTATCACATAATCCAACATTAACAACTGATACTTCTGGTTCATTACGTGATTTTGCCACTGGATCTGAATTTAGAGCTTATGCTACTACTATAGGATTATATAATGAAGCAAATGAATTATTAATGGTAGGTAAATTTGGACAACCTATCCCAATGTCTAGTAATACTGATACTACTTTTATTATAAGGTACGATCAATAAAAACACAATATGTGGTTATATAAAGGAGAGGTTATAGGGAGCATCGAAGAGATGCCCGAAAATACATTTGGTTTTATTTATGAAGCTACTTTTATTCCAACTAAAGAAAAATATTTAGGTAAAAAGGTACTATTTTTTAATCGTACTTTACCACCTTTAAAAGGTGCTAAACGTAAACGTAAAGTAGTTAAAGAAAGTGACTGGCAAACTTATTATGGTTCACACACTAAGATCAAACAATTACTATCAGAAGGTAAACAAGAAGATTTTACACGTGAAGTATTAGAATTTGCATTTAACAAAAAACACCTTACATATCTAGAAACAAAATATCAATTCTGTAATAATGTACTTGAAAATACAGAATATATAAACGATAATATCTTAGGAAAGTTTTTTAGAAAAGACTTGGTCAACCCAAACATTTAACGTATATTAACCCAAAAATATTTTTTGGCTCGAAAAAAGATAAAGGTAGGAGATACTGTTAGTTTTGACTTTGCTGGTTTAAATTATACAGGAATATTAGAGAGTATAGATGACACTTCATGGGGTACTGTAAAAATGACTTGGTATAAAGTGAAACACGAAGATGGTACAATCTACCCTTGTCGAAAAGAGGCACTAACATTAGTTAATGGTTAATCAAATATTACTTGGATTAGTTCAATCCGTTTTAGGTAGAAGCAATCCGACAGCTAGAGGTAACCATTCCTTTAATTGTCCATTTTGTAATCATAAGAATCCAAAACTAGAGGTTAACTTAATTCCAAATAAGAAAAACGAAAACTTTTGGCATTGCTGGGTTTGTGATGCTAAGGGTAAAACTCTATTTGGTTTATTTAAACGTTTAAAAGTATCAACTGAAAAACGTACTCAATTAAGTGAAATATTAGGTACAACAGAAAAATATGATACTATAGTAGCTGATAGTAAAGTAGAACTACCTAAAGAATACAAACCCCTATATAACCTAACCAAATCAGATATACATGCTAGACATGCCCTAGCTTATCTTAAAAAACGGGGTTTAACAATGATTGATATTTTAAAGTATCAAATTGGTTATTGTGAAAATGGGCGTTATGCAAATAAAATTATTATACCTACACATAGTGCTGAAGGACAGTTAGATTACTTTGTAGCTCGTTCATTTGAAAAAGAACCATCTAGAAAATACGATGCACCATCCTCAGATAAAAACCTTATAGGGTTTGAAAATATGATAAATTGGAATGTACCTATTGTATTATGTGAAGGTGCTTTTGATGCTATCGCTATTAAACGAAATGCAATACCCTTATTTGGTAAAAACATTTCAAGAAAACTGATGCAAAAATTAGTTACATCAGATGTTAAAAAAGTTTATCTAGCTTTAGACAGTGATGCTATTAAGGCAACTTATAAAATAGCTGATCAGTTATTAAAAGCAGGTAAAAAATTATTTGTAATAGAGTTAGACGATAAAGACCCTGCCGACATGGGTTTTGCTTTATTTACAAATAAAATACAGGAGGCACAAGAATTTACATTTTCTTCACTCCTTAACCTAAAATTATCTATATGATATTACGTAAAGCGAACTTTCCTAAACAGGAATACAATCGAACATTTACGCAGATTACAACTAACGATTCTCGTTTTTATGAGGATGGGGAAAAAACATACCCCTCTGTAACTTATGTTTTATCCTATTACCCTAAGGGTAGACACTTTGAAGAGTGGCTTAAAAAAGTAGGAATGAATGCTGATTATATAGCTAAAAAATCAGCTGACGAAGGTACAATAGTCCATAATTTAGCTGAAGCCTATCTATTAGGTAAAGAAATTAAATTGATGGGTGAAGATGGCAACCCTAAATATGATCTTAAAGTTTGGAAAATGTTTCTAGCATTTGTAGACTTCTGGGAAACTAGTGAAGCCGAACTTCTAGAAACAGAAGTATTCTTATACTCTGATACACTTAAGGTAGCTGGTACATGCGATCTTGTGTGCAAAATCAACGGAGAACTGTGGGTAATCGACTTAAAAACATCTAATCACCTACAGACGACGTATGACCTACAGACAGCGATTTATACGCGCTGTTTTGAAGAATGCTACGATCAAAAAGTAGATAGAGTTGGTGTACTTTGGTTAAAATCTAGATCAAGAGGTGCAGATAAAACCGGTAAAAAACTTAAAGGTAAAAAATGGGAAGTACATGAATCATCTCGTAGTATAGATGAAAATCTAGAAATATATTCTCATGTACGGGCTTTATTTGATTTAGAAAATCCTAATCTTAAACCTATATCGGAAAAATGGCCAACAGTTATTAAAAAATAGTAGGCTTCCTGAGCATCTTTTCGTATATTTATATGTTGATAATGTAAGCCTATGTATAAACTACGAGATATAATTTTAGAACAATCCGCTAATCCAAAGGCACTTATCCTCGCTGGTTCTCCTGGAGCTGGTAAATCTTCATTTATAGAAAATGTAAAAGATGCTTTAATCTTAAATGTAGACGATGCATATATGCGCAATCTAAAAGATTTAAATGTATCTTTAGATTTAAAAAATGCTAATGCTGAAGATAGAAGCAAGGCAGCTAAAGCAATGGCTGCAGCTAATAAGGAATTTCGCCCAATGACACGTGAAATTATCTTAGGTAAAAAGAATTTTATCTTGGATGGTCCTGCTGCTTCTTCTGGTCCTACTTTAAAATTAAAGAAGGAATTAGAAGATTTAGGATACGATGTCTTGATGGTATATGTATTTGCTTCACTAGAAAAAGCACTAGAACGAAATGATACACGATTTGACCGTTCAGGTGGGAAAGATAGAAGTTTAGCACCTGCTATTGTATTACGTACATGGAATAACATTACACAAAATTACGATTTATACAAAGATGAATTTGGAAGCAATTTTGTATCTGTTGTAAACGATAAAGCATTAGAAAAAGGAGGATCTATGAAACCTTTAAAGGATTTAGTAGATAAATACCTTACACCTTATGCTCCAACTGATACTAAGCCTAAAACAGATAAAGAAAAGGCACGTTCTGAAAAATCTAAAGCTGAATTAGAAAAACAAATAAACGATTTTGTAAGTTCAGATAAAGTAGAAGACATTAAGGCGAATTCAGTTTCTAAAGATGAAGCTAAATCTCGAGTAAACTCATTTTTCGCATGAATCCCGAAAGAATAGGTAATCAAATAGCAAAAAGTCTATTAGTAGAGCAATTTACTGAAAAGGTATCTTTATATCCTGGTGCATTTAAACCACCACATAAAGGACATGTTGCTACAGCTTTAAAAGCTATAGATGATAAAACAGATCGTGTTATTATCTTTATGTCTACTAAAGAACGTGATGGTGTTTCTGTAGAAGAAGCTCAACAAGTTTGGGATTTATATAAACAAAATAACCCAGAACTTGAAAAAGTAGAAATTATTCAAACACCTGTACCTGTTAAAGCAGTATATGATTATGCTAAGGATAATCCATCTCATGATATAAGAGCGGTATTTGGTAAAGGAGAACAAGAACGCTTCCAATCACTATTAGATAAAGAAAAATATCCCCATGTAGAGGTATTTGATGCTGGAATGGAAGGTACATATTCAGCCACTGATTTACGTAAAGCAATACGCGATAACGATTTAGAAACTATATCTGAATTTATACCTGATGGTATTAATGTAGATGATTTTATGTCTATATTTCAATTAAACGAAGCTATAGTAGGCGATAAAATTGTATGCGATAATTGTGGGTGGGAATGGAAAATAGTAGATGGTGGAGATGATTTATACATCTGTCATAAATGTGGACATGATAATACTCCTTTAAATGAAGCTGAACCTAAAAAAGGTACAGGTAAAAAACCTAAAGGATCAGGACGTAGATTATATACTGATGAAGATCCTAGTGATACAGTAAAAATAAAATTTAGTACTAGACAGGATATAGTAGATACATTAAATAAAACTACTTTTAAAAATAAATCCCATGCTAGAAAATCTCAGGTAATAAATTTAATACATCAAAGAGTAAGAGCAGCTTTAGGTAGAACTAAAGATCCATTAAAAAAAGCTAAATTAAAATCTGCTTTTAAATATATTAAACAACGTAAAGAGGCTTCTAAAAGAAAAACTCAACGTATGAAAAAAGAAGACAGATATCTACAAGAAGCTAGATATAAAAAATTCCTAAATGAAGGTTGGGATAGTTCAAAAGGTAAAGTAATAGGAGATTTTGTAAATTATGTTAGCGAATATCTTTCTATAAATAAACCCAAAATTAAACTAATAAACTCCCCTGATTACACTCAGGAATATCATAGTTTTGGAGGATACCTACCTTCAGAAGAAAAAATAATGGTTGTAGTTCATAATCGTAATATGGCTGATATATTAAGAACTGTAGCACACGAGATGGTTCACCATATGCAAAATCTAGATGATAGGTTAACACCAACTTCAGGTGAAGATGGATCACCAGATGAAAATGAAGCTAATTCATTAGCAGCAGTTATAATGAGAAAATTTGGACGTGAAAATCCACACATATATGAATAGAATAAAAGGAAGTTTAATGGATTTATTGCAAGAAGATCTTGCAAAAGCATATGAAGTCTTCGTTGACATGGATGGTGTCTTAACTGACTTTGAAAGACGTTTTGAACAGTTTGCTGGTGTTACACCAGATGAATATATAGATCAAAAGACTATTCAATTTGGAAAAGATAAAGCAAACGAACAATTTTGGGATCTTATAGATAAACAAATTGGAGTTCGTTTTTGGGCAGGAATGCCATGGATGCCTGAAGGAGAAAAATTATACAAATACCTTAAAAAATATAAACCAACTATTTTAACTTCACCTTCTAGAGAAGAATCATCTCGTATAGGAAAAGGTGTATGGATTAAAAGAAATATGTCTGGTACACCATATAAATTTGGTTTTAAAGCATCTGGCAAAGCAAAATATGCAGGACCAAATAAAATATTAATAGATGATAGATCAGATAACATTGCTGCTTGGAAAGCTGCAGGAGGAATTGGAATTTTATATAAATCAACAGAACAAGTTACAAACGAGTTATCTAAATTAGGTTTATGAGTAAATCACGTTTAAATAAAGAATTTTCTGAACGCGATATTAAGCGAATGAGAAATATAGTTTCGGGAAACACAGCGGACCGTACTAGGGTTCAAACTGGTTTTGAACAACAAAAGAAAGAATATAGTGAGGGGGATATATGGGAGGAAAATGGTAAAACCTGGACTATTAAAAATAGTTTAAAACAAACTATTACTAAACATGATAAATTAAGGGAAATGGTTAAGTTTCCTTTAAAATGTGGTTGTAATAAGCCCATGAAACCCACTAAATTAAACAAAAAAATGTGGACTATTCATGGTAAATGTTTTAACTGTGTAATAGAACACGAAACACATTTAAAAGCTACAGGTGGGTATAAAGAATATGCATCTAAATTAATGAATGCTAATAAAAATTCATTTGTTATGGATTATGAACAGGCTGTAGATGCTTTTTTAGATGATAAAGGTGACAATTTTATGTCTGAAGCAGGAGATATAGAAAATTGGTCAAAAGCTAAGATAAACCCTGAAGTAATTAAAACATTAAAAGAAAATATTAAACAATTAAAAGAGTTAGAATTATAATATCTTTATATATTTATTATAGTAAAACACTACACACATGAAACGCACAGAACTTAAAAAACTTATCAAAGAAAATATTACTGACTGGTTATCTGAACGAGCTACTACAGAAGCCGACAGTGGTGATATGGCTTATACAGAAAAAGTACCTGTAAAAGAAAAAGTAGCAAAAATCGAAGACCAAATCGCTGAATTTTATTACGTTACAAAACCCACTAAAGAATCTTCTGTTGAAGAACTAATAAAAAGTGGAGACGTATTTGAATTTGCTATGAGTGGTTTAACTCGTGAAGACATTTCAGGTATTTATAAATCTGAAGGTAAAGCAAAATCAGCAGCAAATAAAATGATTAAAGAAAGAGACATTAAACTTAAGGAAACCTATAAAAAAGGTCAAGATAAACTTAAGACAATGGAAACTTCAATTGACGAAATTAAAAAACAAATCGAAGGTAAAATGTCTGAAGCAACTTCTAATCCAGACATGCGTGAAGCCCTTACATCTGAATCTAATGGTTTAATGGAAAAATTATCTATGCTAGAAATGCAAATGGATAAATTACGTGAGGCATTAGAAAAAGAAGGTTTACGCTTTGAAAAAAAATCATCTAAAAAATCTAAAAAAGAAGACGAAAAAGATGATAAAAAAGACGAAAAAGAAGATAAGTAATTATGTGTAATTGTAAAGAATGCGACTGTGGCACTTCATGTGACTGTGGTTGTAACAAATAATAATTTATGGATCAGCTCAAACTCAGATATTTAATCCGAGAAGCTATAGAAAATGTTGCAGGCGTTTCAGCGAAATTTTCTGTAGGTGATAAAGTAACTACTGTAGAGGGTGATACCGCTACTGTTACAATGGCAGAGCATCCTTTTTATACTGTAGAATTAGAAACAACAGGTACAACTAAATCTTTTAACTTTAAAGATATAGCTCCATTTCAAGAAAAAGAAATTGCACCAACATCAGAAGGCATTATGCTACAAGAAGGCGTAAATGCCTCTCCTGGTTTAGAATTTCATCAAACACATAAAAAACCATTATCAGAGTGCGTTTTCAGAATTGGTTCAGATGCGTATGTTGAATTTTTTGCTGAAGCAAGAGAATTATTTAATGAAGGTGCTTTAAAATTAAATGAGCTTGATAGAGATTTAATTAAACGTACTGATGTAGGTGAATATGGGTTATTTGAGGGTAAAAATGTTGCTTTAGATATTCCTTTTATCAATGAAGAATATAAGTTTATAGATTTAATCAAAATCAAAAATAAACTTAAAGATAAAGGATTTAATGTTAAAGTTGGTTACCCAAGTGATATAGATCCAAGATTTCCTGTCCAATATGATGAAGACAATGAACGCGATATAGATGGTTTAGATACTGAACTAACTAAAATGTTTGGAAGAAATGGATATGTTTTATTTGCTGATACAAATCAAAGAATGTTTGAAGCTAAAGCAAAGAAAAAGAAAAAAGATCCACCATTAGGTAAACCAAAACGCGGTGGTTCAAAAGCATATTACGTTTACGTAAGAGATCCCAAAACCAAACGAATTAAAAAAGTATCATTTGGTTCAGGTGGATTAAGAGCAAAAAT